TCATGCCGCCTCCCTTGGCCACCAGTAGAAGTTAAGCGGGTCTGCGGCGCTTTTGGCGGCGGCGTCGGCAGCGTCCGTGCACTGGATCCATTTCGGGATTGCTGCGGCGCTGTCGGCGGCCTGCGCGGCGGACTTGGCCGCCGCCGTCTCCGATGCCTTGACGGCGTTCTCGCTGGCCTTGGCCTTATCGGCCGATGTGGCCGCATCATGCGCTTTGCCGGTGGCCGTGCTGGCGGAGGTATTGGCTGATTGGGCGTCCGCCGCCGCGCTGGCCGCGCTGGCACCGGCCGCGGTCTCGCTGTCTTTTGCCTTCGCCGCCGACCGTGCCGCCGCGCTCTCGGATGCCGATGCCGCCGACTTGGATTGTCCGGCGCTCTCGGACGACTTTGCGGCTGCAGTCTCGGAAACCCGCGCCTTGTCGGCGCTCACGGCAGCCGCATCCGCCTTGGCCTGAGCCGTCTGCATGGCCGTTTCCGCAGCCTGCCCTGCCGTTTCCGCTCTATCCTGAGCGGTAGCGGCGGCAGCGGCCTTGACGGTGGCGGTCTCCTCCGCCTGGGATGTCGTGGCCGCATCCTGTTTGACCTGTCCGGCGGTTTCGGTGAGCTGACCGGCGATGGTCTTCGCCTCGCCGATCAGCCCCTGCGCCGTGGTCTCGGCTTCGTGCGCGAGACTGGCGCTGGATGCCGCCGCCGTCTGCGATGCGAGTGCCTTCGCGGCCGCATCCGCCGCCTTCGCGCTCTCCTGCCCGGCCACGCCCTCGCTGGCCTTCGCGGCCTGCGCGGAGCTTTCCGCACGGGTCACTTTGTCGTCGATCGATTCGATCTGGTCCAGGGCGGACTGGGCGGCGCGGGTGACGGTCTCCCACGCAGCCACGGTCTCCGAGCTCTGGTCGAGCGTGGCGGGATCCACGTCCACCAGCCCGGCGTACTCGACCGTCTGGGCGGAATCGGGCACCTCCACGTAGCGGGTGGCGCCGGCAGCCACAAGCTCGCTCGCACGCCACACCCATTGCGTGGTGCTCGGCATCACCTCCACGGTGGCCTCGCCCGCCGTAAGCTTGACAGTCTGCGCGACCGGCAGCCTGATCGCATCACGCACCGTCACACGGCGCGTGGGTACCAAGCTCACGCCGCCGGAAAGGCCGGAGCCCTCCGCATCCGTCAAGTGGAAATGCACCAATGTCATGAGTGCTCCTTCCTTGTGGGGCCGTTATGCGCGGCCATGATCTCGTCGTGCATCTTCGTTCCCGTCCCGTTGCCGCCGAGCGCGCTGTACGCGTCGTACGCGTCGTCGGCCTCGTCCATCACCTCGACGGGTATCGGTCGGCCGGACTGCACGTATTCGCGATGGATCCGGATGATCTCGGCGCGAAGCAGAACGCGCAGCCCGTGGATCACCGCACGCCCGTATCTCCACGCCACCGCGGCGAGCGTGACCGCACCGCCGCACATGGCAGGCACGAGCCATGCGACGATCTGATCGAGCAGTTGCATGCGGGCCTCTTTTCTAGGCTTGGAATCCCACACGGCGATCGTCGTGGATTGGCCGCGACGGCGTGTGGGATTTGGAGGTAAAAGATGCTGTTGTCCGTTTTCCATGACGAGGTGTGGCTGCCGTCGTGCGCGAATTTGAGGGAATGCACCATGGTCGGATATGAGAGCGCGTGGCGATGCCATATCGTGGACGCTTTCGGCGGGCTTGAGATCGATTCGATCACTGCCGGCATGATCGAGACGTGGATGGCCGGCATGCCGCGCGGCGCGGCGCGCAAGGCGTGGGGCGTTCTTCGCACCATGCTCCGCAAGGCATTCAGGTGGGGCATGAGCAGTGTGGACGTGACCACGCGCGTCAGGGGACCGAAGAGGACGGATCATCAGCCGCGCGTGCTCGATTCGCGGCAGATCGCGACGCTCCTGCGTGGGTTCTGGGGGCATGAGCTCGAGGCATGGCTCATCTGCAGCGTTACGCTGGGGCTCAGGCCTGAGGAGGCGCTTGGCCTCGAATGGTCGGACATCGACCTGCGCGGCGGACAGGTGCGGATCCGGCGCGGTGTGCAATGGGTATCCGGCCATGAGGTCGTTGTCGAGCCAAAGACCGATCTGTCGGCTAGGGAGCTCGTGCTCCCCCGGTTCGCGGTGCTTCGTCTGCGGCTGATCCGCCACGGCGGGTCTGGCAGGCTTGTCGGCGGCCTGAATCCCGGGCAGGTGGACCGTCGCTACAGGCGATGGTGCCGTGAGCAGCGTCTCCCTTTCGTGCCCAGGGAGAACCTGCGTCACTCGTGGGCGACGAGCGCTTTGACTGCCGGAGTGGATGTGGCCGTCGTGAGCCGCGCTCTGGGACATTCGAGCATCGAGACCACGGCCCGCTATTACCTGCGGCCGGACGTGACAGTGCTCAAGGACGCGCAGAAGCTGTGGGAGAAGGCAATCATGCGGTAAGGGATTCCGTAACCCAGCAGTGGAAGCCGCCGTATACGAACGACAGCCTCACTCTGTGTCGGGTCGGACGCATCGTCACGATCAACGGCAACGTCAAGTTCACTAGCAGTGGACAGCAGAACTACTCGGCGGCGAATGAGACCATCCCTGAAGCGTTCCGTCCGCTCGCCGACATGAGCATCATCGCGTTCCCGCCCTGCGGTTTCAGCCTGCTTGTCGCGCGTGACGGGAAGGTGCAGATGCTGGGCGACCCGAGATCCGCCTACTCCACGGCGCACGGCTGTTGGTTGGCGGCCTAGACGAATTCCACACCATCAGGCACCGGAATGATCTTCGAGAAGCATTGGACGATATCGGCCGAACCCACGCCTCCGATAAGCGTCACCGACCCGTTAGTGTTCCACCTCGCCTGTTTGCCATACGCGATGCCAGCCACGTTCGCGACGCACCCAAGACCGACCGTTCTGGAGGGCTTCACGCCCTCTTCGAACAGCCAGACAGAGTAATCGCCGACTTTCACGGTGCTTCTGAACGAAGACAGGTTCACGAAAATCAGACCGTCTTTGACCGTGATGGTGTTCGAAGCGCCATAAGAAGCCGGAACGAACGATGCGGTGTCCTGCCATCGCAGTTGGCATGTCTGGGTTACGGAAAACTATCCTCATGGGATCGGATAGCAGAGCGAACCGACGCAACCCTGATTGCTGCCAGCGGCTCCCATGTTCGCACATCGGATGGTGCCGTTCGGATTAACGACGAGCATTCTTGCCGTTTGCCCGTTCGACACGCACACCATCGCATTGACCTCGACGGGCGGGCGCAGTTCGGCGGGCAGCACGTATTCGCATTGCACCGAATCCCAACTACCATTACCGATATTGCCGGAGTATTTGACCAGCATCATCATGCCGATATGGATGACCGTGAAGCCCTTCGCATTGTACAAGGTTACGGAATCCCACAGCTTCGACATGGGAGGCAGCTGTTTGATGAGCATGACCGGCGTGCCGGGCGTGATCCCGCTGATCGGGATGCGGGCGATCGGGATCCACGCCGTGCCGGAGGCCGAGTGGATGCTGCCCGACGGGACGGTCGGATCGGCGGCCGTTCCGGTGTTTGGCGTGCCTTTGAGTACGGCGATGGCGGCGGTCTCGATGTTCTGACCGTTCCGTGTGTATTTGAGGCAGACGAGGTCGTTGCGGTTCCGGCCGCTCATGCCGCTTTCGATGGTCGCGGTCTCGGCCTCGGTGACGCGCGCGTATCGTCCTTCGACCACGAGGTTGAGGACTGGGATCAGCGCATGGTTGGCGTCCTGCATGGTGACCGCGGGGAATTTCCCGTCAGCCCCCTGCAGCAGGTAGCTGCCGTTGCCGATGATTCCGGCTTGCATGGCGCCCATGTCTCCGCTGGTGATGTGCGGTGTGCCGCCCTTGCCTGTGATGAGCGTGGTGGTCATGTCAGTCCTTTCCCTCGGTAAGCCATGCCGTGTAGGCCGCGTCCTGCGTGGCGGCGAGTTTCTTGAATTCCTGCTGGCATGAGGTGCATGCCAGTGCCTCCTGCGTCACTCCGTCCGCGGTGGTGTGTTTGATCTGGTGCCAGTCGCTCGACGTGCGCGGATCTCCGTCGGTGAGGTATGCGCTGTCGTGGCAGCGGTCGCATGTGTATTTGGTGATGTTCGTGGTTTTTGCCATGATGTTCCTTTCAGGCGAGTCTTTGCCAGACGTGTCCGCCGATGATGGTGTGGATTTCCTTCCATGTGCCGCCCTGGTCGTTGGGGTTGCCGGCGACGCACCAGTAGAGCGAGCCGATTGGGTGTGCGGCGAGGAAGGATGCCGCTGTCGCGCTGGATTGTGCGGTGATGGTGCCGTCCTGGCCGATGGTGATGGTCTTGCCATCGGGTTTGACGCCGCCGAGGGTGGCGGTGGATGCCACTGGCAGCGTGTACTTGTTCGCGCCGGACTGGATGCCGTCGAGCTTTTGCTTGTCTCCGCTGCTCATGAGGCCGTGGATCGTCGTGGTCGCGTCCCGGTCCTCGGCCAGCGCCTTCCATTCGTCCCAGCTGTTGGAGTTCCAGGTGCGCCGCCAGATCGTGCCGGTCTGCGGATCGGTGAGGATCTGCGTGGTCCAGCCGAGTGCGGTGCGTTGCACGATCAGACCGAAGTGTCCGACGCCGCTTGGCTTGTGCGAGCAGGTGTTGCCGCCGCCCGCCCAGTAGGCACCATAGCCGGTTTTGAGCGTGTTGAGGTCGGTGCTGGTGAGGCTGGTGGGCGCGGGCAGCGTGTTCGGCGCGGTCAGGGTCACCGTGCTTCCGGCGCGGGTGGCGGTGACGCCTGTGCCGGCGGCGATGGTCTTCACCCGCTCCTGTGCCGTGTCGTTCGCCTGACTTGCGAGCGTGTTCGCCGCATCCGCGGTGGTTTGCGCCTTGTCGGCTTTGCCGTCCGCCTGTTTGGCGAGGTCTCGTGCGCCGGCGATTTCGGCCGCGGCGTCGCTTGCGGCCTTGTTGGCTTCGGTGGCGGTTTTGCGGACCGTTTCGAGGTCGGCGGCGGTCACATCGGCGCTGAACGTCCAGTTGGAGAGGGTGAGGCCACTGCCGGCGTAGTAGGCGTGGCCGTCTCCGGAGCTTGATCCACCGCCGCCGGTCTCGCCGGTCGATTCCGTGGATGCGGTGGTCGCCTCGTAGGTTACGGTCGGGATGCCGTCTTCGATTTTGATGATTTTTTTGGTGATTTCGGCGGTGACCTTGATGCCGGTGGTGTTGTCGCGGCCGGTCACGGTGTCGCCCACGTCGAGGTCGATGCCGTCGGATTCCACATCCACGTCGATGCTGCCCGTATCTCGCAGCTCCTGGAGCTTTGTCTTGCCTTTGGTCTCGAGTTCGGCGGCGTCGGCGTTGCTGAGCTCGTAGACGCTTGTGCGCTCATCCGCGCCTTTGATGGTCTGCGTATGGCTGAGCGTGCCTTTCTGGTCGGCGTACCAGTGGACGACGATCCTGTCCTTGAGTTCGCCCTTGCCGAGGCAGATCAGGTGGTTGATCGGATGCGAGGCGAGGGTCGCATCGAAGTCGATGAGGTCGGAGTCGATGAGGTCGCCGGCGGCCGTGATCGGCGGCGCGTCGACTGTCACGCCGTTCTGCGCTGCGGTGATGCGCAGCCGCAGTCCTGATGCGCGCAGCATCTTGGACAGGCCGCTCCACGCGTCGCAGTACCGGTCGAACTGCCAGTTTGCGGTTTTGGATGTGCCTTCCGTGACGGTGAGGATGTCCTGCAGTCCGATACGGGAGATGACGGTGCGCAGGAGCGTGCCGATCGTGCCGCTCATGGTCAGGTAGTCCTTGCCCTTGTCGGGTTCGAGGATCTTCGAGGCGAGCAGGCCGTGCCAGTCGCGACCGCGGTAGGTGAGCTCTCCCTCGCCGCCGGTGACGCTGGTCTTCACGTCGTCGACGATGCCGCCCCAGCCGGTGCCGTCGACCCACCATCGGCAGCCTGGTTTCAGGCATGCCGGGCATTGGAGGTCGAAGTCGTTCTCCCCCGACCCGTATGCCAGGTCGAGCGTCCATGAGGCGTACGAGCCGGACGGCGTGCCGTTCGTGTCGGTGACGATCAGGTCCATGGCGGTTCGCTCCTCTCTTCGATGGCGGTCAAGTCGAATTTGAATCCGCCAGCCCAGCTGATCGTGCTCATGCCGGGCGGCAGCGGTTCAAAGATGTAGGTTCCGGATCCGCGTCCGGTGCCTCGCACGGCTTTGCCGAAGAGGTTGGTGTGCAGGCCGGTGTCCGAGATCATCGTGACGGTTCTGCTATCGGAGGCCGCGTCGATTTCGAGGCGGCTTCCGGCCGGTATGGTCGCGTCGACCTCGTACCGGTTCGTGCCGATGATGATGTACGGGTTGACGCACGGGCCGAAGATCGTGAGCTTCACCGGCTGCGGCATGCCGGTCGCGTTGGTCACGGTGTCGAGGATGCTCATGCCGGCGTAGTCGTGCGGGTAGTCGTACGGGTAGTCGAGGTCGCCGCCGGCCTTGTCGGCTCGCGGATCGTGGTGTTCGGTGGTCCCGCGCCGCCACACGCCGTCTGCAAGCACGATGGTCAGCTGCGTCTCGACCATCGTGGGCGTGATGGACTGCGGCTCGCTCTTCGCGATCCATGCCCTGGTCTCCCATTCGCCGTCGGCCACGAGGGTGCCTGGCGTGCCGGCGGCCATGTCGGCGTCGGCGAGGCGGCGCAGCAGGTCGAGCGTGGACGGCGAATCATGGATCTTCACGGCGACGGTCTCCTCGCGCGCGCCGCGGGTGATGCCGGTCAGGCCGCGTGCGCCGATGCTGTAGTCCCAGACGCGGCCGCGCAGTCCGGCGAGCGTTTCGCCGTACAGAGGCCCTTCGAAGCCGATTCGCTCACCTGTGGCGGCGCACGCGTATTCAAGCGATTGCACTTCTCACCTTCCTTGCGAAGTCGCGGTCCCCTATCGTCGGCGTACACCTGGCGATGATCGATCCGAGGTCGTCGTGCAGCGATTCGACGGCCGCGATGAGTTCCCGCAGATCGCCGTCGCCGGCATTGGCGCCGGTGCCGGCCGTGACGTTCAGCCTGCCGGTCTTCGACCAGTCCGCGTCGGAGAGGCTCATCGTGGAGACGAGCGAATCCATGGAACGGCTGACCACATGCGCGGAATCGTCGATGCCCAATGCCATGCCACGTCCGACCATCACGCCGATCTCGTCGCGGAACACACGCGACGGGGAATGGATTCCCAAAGCGTTCTTGGCCTTGTCCACCAAGCCCGACAACGCGTTGGTGATGCTGGAATATAACGAGCCGACCATTCCTGTGATGCCGTTGATCAATCCCTGGATGATGTTGCGGCCAGCATCCACCAGCCAGCTTCCCGCGCCGGACACCGCGCTCCGGACGGTTCCGCCGATCCCGCTCACGACGCTCCCGACACGGCCAACCATGTTGCTTACGGTGCCGACGATGCCGCCCCAGACGCTCGACACAATGCTTCTGACGCCATTCCACAACGCGGCCCACACGCTTCGGATGGTCGAGCATGCGGCGGATACCACTCCGCTGACCATGCCGACTCCTGCGGAAACGACGCCTTGGATGCCGCCCCACACTGCCGACGCGATGCCCTGGATGGCCGACCACGCGGCGCTCCAGTTCCCGTTGACGACCGCGAGCGCCAGTTGGATGATGCCTTGGATGACGGTGAGTGCGGTGTTGATGATTGTGGTGATGATGGTCCATGCGCCTTGTACGACGGTGGATATGGTGTTCCAGAGTCCGTTCCAGACCGTGCTGATGATGGTGGTGGCGGTTTGGAAGATGGTTTGGATGTTCTGTATTCCGGCTTGCAGGAGTGGTGTGATGGTGGTGATGAATGTTTGGATGCCGGTGATGATCGCGGTGAGTGCGGTCATGATGATGGGGCCGATTGTGTTCCAAATGTTTTGGAGGACGGTGGTGATGAGTGTCCATCCGGTTTGCCAGATTTGCTGGATTTGGCTCATGGTCTGGGTGATGAATGTTCCGATGGCTTGCAGTGCGGGTTGGCATGCTGTGCTGATCTGGTTCCAGATTCCCGTGAACCATGTGGCGAAGCTGTTCCAGAGCTGTTTGCCCGTTTCGGTTTGGGTGAAGAACCAGGTCAGTGCGGCCACGACCGCGGTGATGCCTGCAATGACGAGGACGAATGGGTTCGCGGCGAGGAGTCCTGTGAACAGTCCCCATGTGGTTCGCGCCGCGGTGGCGACTGTTCTGAACGTTCCGACGGCTGTCTGCACGATGCCGAAGTTGCCTGCGGTGGCTTTCAATGCCGGGCCGATGCCGCCGAGGTCGGTGGCAATGTTGACGAATCCAGAGATGCCTTTTGCCGCTGTGGTGATGCCAGTGGCGCTTCTGCTGATGCCGTCCAATGCGGCTGGCAATGCTTTGAAGCCGGCGGATACCGCGCCGATGCCTTTGCTGGCGAGGACGAACGCGGTGATTCCCTTGGCCAGCGGGATGATGCTGTCCGCGTGGGCCGACACGTAGTCAAGAAGACCTGACACGGCATGCAGGAGTGTTTTGAATCCGTCAGCGATTGCGGGCAATTGTCCTTTCGCCTGATTGTAGAGTTCGGAGAGCGGTCCGGAGATGACGTTCCAGACGGCTCCGGCAGCTCCCGACAGGGATGAGCCGAGTTCCTTCAGATCGTCCTTGAGGGAAGCGAGATAGGAGGCGAACTGCTGGACGGTCTGGCTTTTGCCGAGCTTGTCGAAAAAGGCGGTGACCGTGGGGATGGCCTGTTCCAATCCCTTCTGCAATCCCGCGCCGACCTTCTCCAAAGTCGGGGACACCGCCGCGGTGAACGCGTCGATGAGTGGAATGGCCTGGTTGAACAGTCCGCGCAGTCCGTTGAGGACGGGCGTGGCTGCGGTCTCGCCGAGTCGGCTCAACGCGGCCTTCACGTTCGCCAGAGCGCCGGCGAACGTCGTTCCGGCGCTTTGTGCGGCACCGCCTAGGCCTTCCTGCATGGCGTCAGCGAAGGTCTGAAAGTCGATCTTGCCGTCCGAGACCATGTCGGACACTTCGGCGCTGGTCTTGTTCAGGTGCTTGCCGAGCATCTGGAGGACCGGGATGCCGCTCGACATGAGCTGGAGCATGTCGTCGCCCTGGAGTTTCCCTCGCGCGGCGACCGATCCGAAGATCATGCCGATGTCGGTCAGGCTACGGCCGCTGATCTGCGCGGTGTCCGCCACCGTCTTCAGGACCTTGGTGAGCTGTCCGCCCTCCTTGACGCCGGAGGCGGAGAGGCTGGCCGCGACGGTGGCGGCGTCGCCCAGTCCGAACGCGGTGCCCTTGACGGATGCGAGCGCGTCGTTCATGATCTCGGTGACGCTCGCGCTGTCGTGGCCGAGGCCCTTGAGCTTGGCCTGCGCGTTCTCGATGTTGAGCGCTCGGGTGAAGCCGCCTTTGGCGGCCAATGCGGTGATGCCTCCTGCGATGGTGGCGATCGCGCCGGTGCCGACCTTGCCGATCTTGCCGAACGCGCCGCCGATCTTCGAGATGAGGGTGTTGGAGCCTTTCCTAGAGGCTTTGCTGACGGCGTCGCCGATGTCGCCTTCGATGCTTTTGCCGAATCCCTTGCCGGATGGTTCAACGTGGACGTATACGACGCCGATGTCCTGTGCTGCCATCGTGCTCCTTACTGTGTGTCGGGATTCCGATGGCGGTCGGAGTCAGAGGTCGTCGTTGATGTGGAAGTAGGCTTTGAGCCGTTCCCTGTCCTCGCGTTGACGGCGGGTGAGGTTGTGCGTCGGGGTTGGCGGGTGGAGTGGGTCGTGCTCGTGGTCGAACCATGGGCGTTTGCGTTGTCCGGACAACATCCAGACCGCCTGTTCGGCTCCATCGGGCGCGTAGACGGCGTTCTGCAACGCCATCCACGAGTGGCTCGTATGGTCTTTGAGGATTTCGCGGGTCAACGCCCAGGCGAGTCCCCAATCGACTCGTGGACGTTGGCCTTCAACCCATTCCTGGAAGCGTACGGGCCTGTATATCTGCCCGTACGCTCGGATCCAGTCGTAGGCTAGTGCCGCGCGGTGGTTGTTCCAGAGGTGGGCGAGGTAAACGCTTTTGGGTCCAGTCCGGATTCGTCGGCCCACGCCTTCACCGTGGCGGTGAGGTAGGCGATCGGACGTTCCGTCTTGCGCAGCACGTTCCAGAAGTTCGGCTTCATCGCCTGGAAGTACGCGAGGAACGCGGCCATGCACGCGCTGGTCTCCTCGTCGGAGAGCGTCGGCCTGCTCTTGACCAGGAGGATGGCCTGCACGAGTTCGATGGGCAGTTCCGCGTTGTTGAGGTTCGGCAGGTCGAGTTTCGCTCCGGCGACCTCGAGGTGCACGTCGGGCTTGAGCTCCTCCGCGTCGGTCAGGTCCACGTCCACGACATGGTAGGTGTTGTCGCTCATTTCGTCTCCGTTTCATGGTTATCGGCGGTTATGGGTAAGGTCCCGTGCGGTCGACCGCCATCGGCCGCACGGGAAGAATCAATGGGCTACTTGGCGTCTTCGGTGACGAGGCCCCACGCGTGGAACTGTTCGCCGTTAGTGCCCTTGAGCATCTTGAACGTCATGCTGAAGTTCATGATCTCGCTGGATTTCAGGCTCACGTCGTCACGGTCGCTCACCTTCGCGTTGGTGCCGTACAGGAGGAAGGGGCGGTCCTGCTGGTCGAGCGCGACCAATACGAGGATCCATTCCTTCTTCAGTCCGGCGCCCTTGATGCTGATGCCGCCGTCCGAATCGACGTCCACGTCGAAGTAGGCGGACACCACATCCTTGCGGCCTTCCATCGCGGCGAGCTGGAGCGTCCAGTAGCCCGGGTCCGTGTCGGACAGGACGATGTCGCCGTTGTGGGCCTTGTAGTCGGTGCTGTCGCCCGGTTCCGGATGCAGTACGGCGCCGTCCTCGGTGGAATAGCCGATCGGCTTCTTGTTGGACGGCGGCGTCCAGTCCACGCCGGTCGGGGCCGTGAACGTGCTGTCGCCCTTGGGGAACAGGAACAGCGCGTAGTTCTTGATCAGGCGCACGTTGCCTGCGGTGTTGCCGCTGGACACGTACCCGTAGTCGGTCGCGCCCTGCGCGGCGACGGTGGTTTTTTCGTTGTTGTCAGACATTCGTCTGCACCTTTCCGTTCTTCGCGTGTGGCGGCACGTTGTCTTTGGTTGTGTTTCAGTTGACGGTGACCTCGAGCAGGAGCACTCCGTACGCGCACACCAGCCTCTTGTCCTCGTCAGTCATGCGTACCGGCCCGGATTCGAGTGACGCGTCGATGAGCGGCGCGACGTTTCCGAGCCCGATGATCTCCCTCGCGATGTCGGCCCACAGGCGTGCGGCCTTGTCCCAGTCGCCCGTATGGTCCTCTCTCATGCATCGCACGCTCAACCGCAGCCGCACGTACTGCGAGATTGGGGTGCTCATGCCTTGCATGGAGTCGGCCAGAGTGGCTTCGGTGAAGGGAGGTTCGAGGTCGCTTCGTTCGATGGTGTCGAACGTCACGTCCGGGAACAGTGTCCTCAGTTTGGGCAGGAGCAGGGGTTCCGTGCGCCGGGGAGTGACCGGGATGCTCATACGCGCATCCTTCCGAGCGTGTCCTCCAACGTGCCGTGCGCCTTCTCCACCGGTGCCGGGCAGATGATCGCCACGCCACTGCGGTTCTTGCCGTCATGGTCGCGTACCATGCAACGGCTGTCGGTGACGGCCTCGTTGGCGGCGTCGCGCATGCGGTCCCGCAGGGTCTCGTTCTTCAGCACCTGTTGGCTGAACGCCTTGCGGTTGAATACGAATCTGCATCGTTTGGCCATGCTTATCCTTCCCGTTCGCCCACGGTGATGACGTCGCCTATGTGGCGTCCGTGGAGGTTGTTCCACACTTGCGGTTTTCCTTTGACGGGCAGGAGGATGCCTCTGACTTTGATCAGGTCGTTGGCTTGGATGCCTGTCGGCTGGCTACCGCGGATGTGGATCGTGTATTCGATGGTCTGCGGGCTGGCGTTCTCCTCGGTCTGGTCGGTGGTGGAGGTTGGCGCGACCATCGCCTGGAACGTGCCGACGCGGGCGGGTTTGCCCTGGATGGGGTTGCCGTCCGTGTCGGTGGTGGACTGGCCGCGCCACACTTCGATGGTTTCCACTAGGACGTCTCCCCCGTTGCCATGTCGACGCTGAACGCGCGCTGAGCGTTGATGCCAAGGATGCGTTTCTCGTCGTCGCGCAGCCAGAGATCGCCGGTGGGCGCTCCGAAACTGTATTGTTCGCTGAAGCTGCCGGTGGTCTGGTTCATCTGCGTGATGCCGCCGGGAATGTCGTACGGGTCGGCCTGCATGATTCTGCGGACGATGTCGCAGGTGATCTTCGTCAACAGTCGCGGCCGTTCGTCGAGGAGCCGCTGCCAGTTCGGGGAGCGTTCCTTGATGTAGTCGGTCACGTCCGCGAGATGCGTGTCGGCCTTCTCACGTTCCTCGTCGGTGAGTTTGTGCCACCTCTGTTCGAGGTCGACGGAGGTGGCGAACACGTCTGGTTCGTCCGTCATGGTCACTTCTTTTCCGGCAGCTTGATCATTCCAGAGGCCTCGAAGCCGGCGACAAGGTCGTTGAACTGTTTCGCCAGTGTGTTGAAGGCCGTGACGAGTTTGTCGTATTCGTCCTTGGTCGGAGCAGCTGCGGCTGCCTTGGCGATATTGTCATCGACGTTCCCAAGCGTCTGTTCGGGTGCGAACCGCTTGACCGCGCCGAGGGTGTCCTCGCCGGCCGCCTGCAGCTCGTAAGCCCTGGAGCCTGCGGAGAAGTCGGTGCCGTCGGTGTTGACGAGTCGCACCTGCGCGTCCAGCGGACCGACAGTGTGCTTTTCCTCTCCTACAGGATTGACAACAAGCGTCTGGATGGGAAAACTCATAGTTCACCTCACTTGGTTTTGAGTACCGCGAATGCGTGCGGGTCGATGACGGCGAACGCGTACATCGCCTCGGTGCGGTATGCGATCTGGTTGTGCGCCTTCAGGTCGACGCCGGTCTGGTCCGGATCGCCGTAGGCGATGATCTCGCTGGTCAGGTCGCGGACCATGCCCCACTTGATGAGGCTGAAGTCTCCCATGAACGCGAGCACCTTCGTCGGGGTCGTGGCCAGTCGCCCGTTGACGGTGCCGGAGGTCGCGGCGGTGATGCCGTCCAAGCTGCCGGCCTGCAGGTTCAGCGGGATCTCCGGGTAGAAGCGCATGCCGGTGGAGGGCACGCGCAGCTTGCGCAGACGGGACGCCCACGTCTTGGACAATGCCACGCCGTTGATGTCGTAGGAGTCGTTCAGCGCGTCGGCCAAGGCATCCACGTTGCTGATGTCGTCATCGCCGGCGGTCACCTGCACGGCGGACGTGCTCAACGGGTTGAATCCGGAAAGCGCGGTGCCAGCCTTCGGGTTGATCGCATGGTAGATCACGTAGTCGAGCGCACGACCCAAAGCGGCTGCCTGATCCGCTTGGATGCTGCGGATGATCTGCAGCTGGTTGTCCTCGTCCGCCCACTGGAGTTCGCTGGTGACGCGGGTGGTGGTCTGCACTTTGAAGCGTTTCGCCACGACGGAATCCACGGTCTGCTCGTAGCTGCCCTTGACGGCGCCCTCGGCCACGACCTCGGCTTCGCTCTTGCCGTCGAACACGAGGTAGTCGGCGTCGGAGAAGATCTGCGGCGTGCTGGGGCTCAGGGACGCGATGGTGCTGGTGTCCTTGGCCTTGTTCACGATTTCGGTGGCCACGCTCACGGGGAGCTTGATCTGGTCTGTTTTCATCGCCATGATGGCTTGTCCTTTCGGTCGGTTGGGTTATCTGCCGAGGAGCTGGTGGATGTACGAGAGCTCTTCGGCGTCCTTGCTGTTGTTCTGATGTGACGGAGAGCCCGTCTGGTTCCTCACCTGCGGCGGCTTGGATGCCGGATGCAGTGCCGCTTGCAGGAGGTCCGCGTGCGCTTCGAGCTCGTCCTTGGTGCTTCCGCGGAGCAGTTCGGCCGGGACGCCCTTGTCTTTGGCGACTTCGGACACCCATTCGGCGTGCTGCTTCTCGGCAGCGGCATCGTCGATCTGCTTGCGCAGGGCGGCGTTCGATTCCTTGAGCTTGTCGAGCTCGCTCTTGCCCGCGTTCTCCATCTCGTCGAGTCTCATGGCCTTGGATTTGAGCTCGTCGTAGTCCTTGTACTTGCCGCGCTCCTTGGCCAGTCTTCTCTCGACGATCTGGTCGACCTGCTCCTGGGTGAACGATTTCGGTTCGGGCTCGTTGCCTTCACCGGAACCGCCTTCGCCGGAACCGCCGTCGATGAGACGGACACGGGCCGGGAATCGGAATCTGTTGAACATGTCGTGCTCCTTCTTGCTGTTTCCCGTGGATTCGAGTTCGACCGCGCCACGGTGCGCTGTATGGTCCTCCCACGCGATGCGGCACATGGTCGCCGCCGGCCGGAGGGCCGGTTGAGTGGTGGATGCGGGATTCGCACCCGCGTGGCAAAATGCGCCCGATTTACAGTCGGGTCCGTTCGTCTGCTCCGGCAATCCACCAAAAGGTGATAGAATGGATATGTAAGCGCCCTTGTTACCGCCCTTTTTGGTAGTTTCAGCGGCGCTTACTTGATTCTCAGCAACTGTCCTTTTTTGTTCAGGATGTATACGATCCCATTCTTGAAACGATGACTTTTCATGATGTTTCCGATGAGTTCCTCATCGCTCATGTTGTCGTTTTCGGAATTGTCGATGATCAGCCGTCTGCAATCCGGCTTTTTTGACGCGCTGCCCATATATCCGTCGATAGTGCGGAATTTGTCTGCTGATTGAGGCGTCTTGAGCTCGATGCCGCCTTCCAAATCAGACAAGCCGATCAGGAGCATACGCCCAGTGTCTGGATCCTTCGCTTCACGATGGTCGATCTGAAAGGCCGGGACGATTCCATGTCTGCGCAGTCTCTGGGCCGTTCGTATCTCCTGCGGTCTTGCCTTCTCGGTTTCCTCACGCATCCCATCACTTGGGAAGCTGATCAGTGGCTCTGCGCCGCTGTGGAGCCATTCTCGGTCGCGCCAGCGCATCTCGGCGAGTATCTGGTTGCGTTTCCAGTTGCCGAACTTCTGGTCCGGCGAACTGCGGGTTCTCAGGTATTCGTCGTGGGTAAGACGATGCTCGATGGCCGTCTTGCATTGTTCCCAGCGTTCACTCATGCCGTCGGGGTCGAAGCCTTTGAGCTTCTGCCTTCCCCAGCTGCTGATGACATCACAGTGACAGTGGCCATTGTGGAAGGTGGGGCCGAAGTCGGCCGTCTCTTCACTGAGGTATTCGAAGCCACGGGTGGCGAGCATGACGCAGAACGCGCATGGATCGCTGCCTCGTGGCACGCGCGCCCATTTTGGTTTTGTGGGGTCGGCATGCATGTCACGCATGGTCATAAGCCTGGCGGATGTGCTGACCATGTCACCAATGAGCTGCTGCCAGTCATCGATGGTCTTCAACTCCGGCCACAGACTGTCCACGCTCAATCCGGCATTGCTGCGTCCGGCGACGAGGTCGGAGTAGTTGAGACCATTCCAGTCAGTTCCGGAGAAACCGCCGTTCATGCGGTAGAGGACTTCGCTTGGATCAAGCAAATCCGGGTGTTCGAACTCCGGCAGATCCACTCCTGACTGCTCGGCCCATATAGCGCGTAGCTGGCTGAAATAATCGTCAGCCAGCTGCGCGGACTGTCTCGAGTAGTCCTCGACCACATCGCGCATGAACAACGGGTTGGAGCGGTACTGCGCCTCTATAGCGTCAGCCGCTTCGTCTGCCAATGCATCAAGGTCGGCGACGTATCCCGCATAGGCTTGGTCAAGCAGCCGTTGAAGATCTCTCCTGTTCGTCTCCGGTATGTTCAGGCTGTTGAGTTCCATCCTGAACCTCCTCGCCGCCGGCCGATGCCAGGCGAGCCTTTAGCTGATCGATCTGTTCCTTAGCGCGCTGGCGTTGCTGGTCGGCGCGTAAGCGGGTGATTTCCTCACGGCTCAGGCCGAGTCGTTCGAGTCCGACGTCGGAGTCGGCGTAGCCGGTGACCTTGTCGGCGATCTTCGTGAACGCGTCGGCGCGCGCCGCGTCGGAGATCTCCTTCGTGGGGGCCCATACCGGGTGTACGTCGCGCATGGAGTCGGGTATCGAGTTCGTGCCTTCGCGCAGTGCCACGGCGATGCCCATGGCGCGTTTGAGTTCGCGTCCGAAGGCCACGTTCTGCTTGTCGGCGATGCGGGTCAGGCGTCGTTCCGCTGATGCCATCGCCTCGGCACTGGTCGGATTGTCCAGTGTGATGCCCAGGTAGTCGACCGGCACGCGGGTCTGCGAGGCGACGAGCATGGCCATGGTCTTGAGCATGTCCGAATGGGGTGCCATGGACGCCTGCTGCACCTGCTGTAGTTGGGGCAGGTTGCCGTCCTCGTCGGCGCTGATGGCGTTGATCGCCTGGATGAGGCTCTTCCACGTGTTGCTGCTGAACGCGTCCTTGTTCGCGCCGATGAACCAGAGTTTGGGAACGGAGTAGAATTCGGCCGATGCCTCCATGCGGACCATGGTGCGGAATCCGGCGTCCACGAGGCTCATGAGCGAACGGCTGATGCGGCTGTGGCCGAACGGGCGGTCCATCTGCCTGTCGTAGGCGAGCGCGACGACCGTCGGCTGGTCGAAGTTCGTTTCGATTTTCTCCGCGCGCCATGGCAGTGGGCGCCCTGAGCATTCGTAGACCTTGCCGGGGAGCCATACGTTGAACGAGCAGATCCGTCCGTCCTTGTCATCCTCGGTGATGGTCAGCGCGGCGGCCAGGCGGTGGTTGCGCCTGTCCCAGATTCCCGCGGACCAGTCGGCGGAACGGGGGATCATGCTGATTCGTTCCGGATCCTCCGGGTCTGCGGCGATGGTCAGGAAGCTGCATGAGTGCTTGTATGAGGATACGATCAGTTCGGATGCGGTGACATCCAGCTGGTTGTCCTCGAACAGGTCGTTGATGCCCATCGTGTCGTCGCCGGAGATGCTGAATCCTTCCAGGTCGCTCAGGTCGCTCAATGATCGGACGGCGAGTTCGGGCCATCCGATCATTGCCTCGACCTTGTTTTTGATCTGGTCGGGTATGGAGATTCCGAAGTCCTTGAACCGTTCCTTGCAGTCGTAGTAGGCTCCGCGGATTAGGTTACGCGGGTATTTCTCTCGCCATACGCGCAGCAGTTCTTGGATGATGGGCATGTCCTCGTCGTCGACGCCAAGAATGGTGCCGACGTTCCCGCTGGCGGTGTCTAGGTAGCTGCTGCCGGTGAATTTCGGTGCCGTGCTTACCGTGGTGCCGTCTGCCATGTAGAAGACCATCAGACCATCACCTCCTGTCGTCTTCCGGGATGCCGTTTCGTGGTGAACGCCCCGTAGAGCGCCAATGTGGTGGATACGAGCGGGGTTATGTCGATATCCGAGCCGAGCTTGTTCCATGCGATCGCGCCGGACTGTCCCAATGGACGCGTGGTAGCGCCCTTGACTGCTGCGGCCAGCTGCGGCTGGTATTCGTCCCGCGGGTGCTTGAGCGTCCCGGCCTTGAGCATGTCGAGGAATCGGCCGCATGCGCGGCCCATCTCCTGCATATTCGTCACGGTGACCTTCACGCGTGCGGCCTTCAGGTCGGGCAGCAGGCTCATGGCCGGCGACTGCGCGTCGATGACCACACTTGCGGTCTTGTGCCAGCGTTCGGCGAGCCAGTCCACGGCCCACATGGTTCCCGCCTGCCGCGCGTCCTTGATGTTCGCCATCTGGATGACGGCCGTTCCGTCCTTGTACCGCAATGCGGCGCCGATGGTCAGCACGCTCCTGTCGGGCGGCATGTCGAGGCCGAAGCTCACCGTGCCGCCTTCGGGCACGTCATCGACGTCCGCGGCCTTCCACTGGTCGGGGTCGATGGCGTATGCGGTGACAGTCTCATCCCAGATGCCGAGCGCCTCACGGCGGAACGAATCGTCGGACAGGTTGTTGCGCATGCGTATGATTGCCTGTTCACTGGTACGTCTCGGATAGCTGGGATTCGCTTTAGCCCACTGTTCGCGGTCGTCCGGATCCGCGTCCTTGTCGGCGGCAAGCTCCACGTAGAGGAGGTTCCCGTCATGGTTCAGCGCGTGCATGCGCTTCTCCGTGAACGCCTCGCACTGGTCTCCTGGCTTGGGTGGATTGCCCATGTACACGACCAACGGGTTCGGGCTCGTGTTCAGGACGGGGATCATGTTGTCCATCGCGCGCACGGTGAGGATCTGCGCCTCGTCGAAAACGGCCACGTCCACGCTGTGCAGGCCTCGGCCGAAACCGTTCTCTCGGGCGCCGAACATGATGCGGCTGCCGGACGTGAACGTGATCTCCTGCTGGCCGTTCGCCCTGCGGATGCGTTCCACGTACCTGCCGAGCATCGGGTT